ATTACCTAGAAAGTGGGTATCGTTTGACGATGCTATCACATACGAGGCTAAGAACCTAGTTGCTTGGACTATGGGTAATGTGGTAGCTAAGTACAACGGTGGTCTACAAAAAGATGGTACTAGAAGTTACTTAGAAACTCACAGCATTATCGCTATCAAGGGATCAGGATTTACTCCTAGTAAGTTTCCTACAGTTAGCTTGACTAATCGTACACTGTTTGGGCGTGACCGTAATACTTGCGCTTATTGTGGAGACCATTTTGGTACTCAGCATTTGAGCCGAGATCACGTTGTACCTCGTAGTAAAGGTGGTCCGGACAGCTGGATGAATGTAGTAACCGCTTGTCGTAAATGTAATCAAAGAAAAAGCGATAAAACATTGAAAGAAGCTAGGTTGGAACTGTTGTACCTACCATATACCCCTTCTTTTAATGAATCACTTATTCTTCAGAATAGGAATATTCTAGGTGATCAGATGGAATACTTGATTTCGGGTGTTCCAAAGCATTCACGGCTTTTGGTTGCGTAAACGACAATTATCAAAGTGCCATCGCTGCATACCTGACCGTTTGCCGGTGGCACTGCAATGTGGACATGTTATTGTTTTTTGGCTTTTAAGAGCCGACTCTTTCATCAATGACAGCGTTTCTGAAGAATTTTTTCTGCCGAAGTTAGGATTGTCAACACCTCGTTTGCCGAACATAGGGTTGCTCTCACCGGAAACGTCGGCATGATTTAAACTCATGCTAGCTTTTTCGGCATCAGTTCTTTTTCGACCAGTTAATGCTTGAGATATTTTTTTACATGTGCTTTCGGGTCGCGGCCCACGCTTTCTTCCAGTTAGTGATTTGCTTATGGATTTTCTTTGTTCGTTAGATATTTGTTTTCCTTTTTGGGATTCTCCTATTTTCTTTTTATGAGAATCTGATTTGGGAATTCCTTTGTGTGACGGTGGATTACCTCCACCGAGGGCAACGTTATAAGTATCTTCAGCTAATAGAAAATTATCATCAACTAGTTCTTTTTCTTTAGCCAAAGCATCAGCTACGTTATCATAGACGTATAACGTTTCTCGCAAGAAAGCGGTTTTGCCGTATTTTTGTATGGCTTTTGCAAGAAGAGTTCCGCTTCCTAGATACCCATCAAAGATGTACGGATCGTCTTTTTGAAAATGGTAACCTATGTAGAATTTGTTGTTGACAGTGTTAGTAGTTTTATATATAATATGATACATATAACTATTTATCTATCTTGTATGAAAACTTGATTTTAAGGTTAGATATTAACGCCTGCATAGCTCAGCTGGCCAGAGCAATCGCCTAGTAAGCGATAGGTCCCGTGTTCAAATCACGGTGCTGGCACCAAATAATGCCTCTGTCGTCTAATGGTAGGGCCCTACGTTTACACCGTAGTGACGGTAGTTCAAATCTATCCAGAGGTACCAAATAACCCGAAATAGTTGTTTAGATATACATTAATGATATACTAACACTTAGTCGGATCTTAAAGCGACTTTAAATAAATGATAGCGTGAATGAAGTAATAGCTGAACACTAGAGCCACTGTGACGATACGACAGTCCCGCATACGGTAATCGGGAAGAATTTAAAGTTTTAGGATACATACAGCAAACAAACTTTCGCCTTCTAAGCGAGTGGTCGGTGGTTCAAATCCATCCATGATAGGTAACTATCATGTAGCTCAGTGGTAGAGCACTAAAAAACTGTATCCTGTTAAATTTAGGTTAGGTTCAGCAAAACAAATATTCGCGACTAATAATCGCTCCAAGAAGACTGTTTGCTATTTCAGTAAAAAATGGCAAAAACTAACCTGTTATATTTGGGTCAATATATAGTTGACTTTTAGCAAGAAAGAGTTATAATAAAGAACATAAAGAATTAGGATGAATTCAGCAAACACAATAACTAAGCTGCGATAAAGTAGTAGACAGTGGCCCGCAAGGCATCAGATTCATGACTCTCTTTGGAGACGATTGACGCTAATGGAACTACTGACTTATGGAAAGACATATATGAGTTCGCTAACAGACACAATATGCGGATAGGCAACATGAATTGTTGCTGTGCTTGGGAGACTGAACCAGTGTACAGGGGATCAGCCAAGCAGAGAAATAAAATCTAGTCTCAATCATCCTGTTAAATTGTAGTAGAAAAAGATTTAGGTTCCTTACAGCAACACAAATGCAACCAAGGAACTGGTGTCGCAAGACGTGAAGGTTCAAGTCCTTCTCTCCCGCCCAATAATATACAATGCGGGAGATGGCGAAATGGTAGACGCGCCGGTAAAGCAAAAACAGGAACCTGTTAAATTGGGGCTGATTTCAGCAAACTAAAAACAATCAATCTGTAAAATTGACTAAAACATCAACCCGTTAAATAAAGAGGAAATAAAAATGGCGACTTTCGCTAATGCAGTAACTAATCAAGAAGCAAGAACTACTAATAACATGAAGGCCCGCAAGTCAACCGCTAACCCAATTGTAGACTTGTTCTACAAGATTGGTGCAAGTCGCGGTAAGGATATTACCGGTGACTTTACAGCAGCCTTTGTAGAGAACAAAGAACTAACTTTGCGGATCGCTCAGTGGGTTCGTGACGTTCGTGAAGGTGCAGGTGAGCGTCAGATTTTCCGTGATGTGTTAAAGCATTTGGAGAAAACTGATCGTGAAGCAGCTAGTCTGTTGATCCGTAAAGTACCTGAATTGGGACGTTGGGATGACCTGTTGGTGTTCACTGATGCAGAGTTGAAAGTTCAGGCTTTCAATCTAATCAAGCAGGCACTGAACGAAGGAAATGGTCTAGCCGCAAAATGGATGCCTCGTCAGGGTGCTATTGCAGCAGAATTGCGTAAGTTTATGGGAATGACTCCAAAGACTTATCGTAAGACTCTGGTTGGCTTGACCAATGTAGTTGAAACTAAAATGTGTGCCCGTGATTGGGATAACATTGATTTCAGCAAACTGCCTTCATTGGCTTCTGCTCGTTACCGTACTGCGTTCCACAAGAACTCAGAAAAGTTTAAAGAGTATGTAGCAAAGTTGGCTTCTGGCGATAAAACAGTAAAAGTTAACGCAGGTGCAGTATATCCTTACGATGTTTTAAAGTCTGTGATCATGCAGGGTTGGGGAGCTAAAACTCTTAGCCAGACTGATCGTGACTTTATCGTAGCACAGTGGGACGCACTGCCTAACTTTGTTGGAGATGCGAACATTCTGCCTTTGGTAGACGTATCTGGATCAATGAGTTGTTTGGCAGGCGGACCAAGAAGCAAGTCTTCAGTACGTTGCATTGACGTTGCTATCAGCTTGGGTCTGTACTTGGCTGACAAGAACAAGGGTGCATTCAAAGACGTATTCTGTACGTTCAGCGGTACTCCTGAATTGCTACAACTGAAAGGTAACGTGATTCAGAAAGCCGAGCAGATGGAAAAGTCTACTTGGACTATGAACACTGACGTAATCGCGGCATTCAAGAAAGTGTTGGATGTGGCTAAGAAAGGTAATGTTAGTGATCAAGAAATGCCAAAAGTGTTGTTGATAATGTCGGACATGAATTTTGACCAGTGCATTAAATTTGATGATTCAGCTATGCAAAGCATCAAGCGTAACTTTGAAGCAGCAGGTTACACTACGCCGATCGTAGTATTTTGGAACATCAACGCACAGGATCATGCTCCGGTGAAGTACGATACTCGTGGTGTGGCGCTTGTATCTGGTTTCAGCCCAAATATTGTTAAGTCAATTTTGGCTGTAGATTTGGATACTATCACACCAGAAGCGATAATGATGAAAACGATCATGTCGCCTAGGTACGATCTGGTCTGAACTTGCAGTTGTCATTGTGCCACCGAGTTATGTTAGTTGGCACAGTGGATTCAGCAGAACAGTGTAGGCATTTGAATTCGGGGCGAGAACGAAGCATTTCTTCTCGCTCCTTTTCTTTACGTTGAACAACTGTCGGGTTTCTAGAGCATTTTTCACCGTGCCTTCTTTTATACCTAGAAGGTAAAAATTCATGATTGCAATGTTCACACGTTATCTTTTCCGCTTTACGGCGATTTAAGTTATCATTGCGAGATTGTAGCTGTTCATGTGTAAGTATTGATTTGCAGTTATCACCGTGCCAAAATTTAAAATGACTAATACTACATGTTATGCCGCAATGTACACATGTTCTTTTTTCTCTGTTTAAGGCAGCTTTTCTTTGATTGTCCTTAGCAGATTGATTGAATTTTTGACCCGGAAAATGACCTCCGTCTCCGGATTCTGGTTTCAAGTTGGCCCACTCAGAACTTTCAACGATGTTCCAAAGTCCTGAGTAATATTGACCTTTAACTTTGATTTCTTCCGGAGAATTAGTTTGTAGAAGTATATCAGTGTGTAAATCATTACCGTGTACTGCTATGTGATTCTTCCAATATACACCGGAACCGGAATACTTAAAGGGGTTTTGCTTAGTTTTACCGAGATACCTTAAGCCGGTTTTGTTATGGGTCTTGACGTATAGATAATAAATAGACATGCTGATTGCCCTCCCAGGCGTTAGAGTAGTTGGGGACGCCAATCCCGCGAACTACACTTTTATTTATCTTTTATTTTGGGAATATAGAACTTGACGTACATGATTTATTTGTTATACTTAACACATACAACTTTAATGCAGGTGTAG